AGTCATTAGCAATTGAGTCTTATGACGCACCAAATAACAGAACTCTCTACCGTACTCGTGTATACCTAAACGCTACTGGTAACATGTCGTACAGCGGCTACTCTACATCTGGTGGCGGTAGCGTAGACGGACAGGGATTCTCATATACTGGACCATCAGCAGTAAGCCTAAGCAATAATGGTACAGAAGTTTATACTGGTACATTCTGGGTATATGGTGATTCTGGAACTGGTGTCAAGGGAACTGTATCTGCAAGCTCATACTTCCAAGGTGGTGGAGGGTTCTCTCCAGGATACCTAACAGCATCTGCATCAGCAGGTGGATTTGACTTTGATAGAAGTCCAGTAACACCTTCTTATACTGGTATTACTAGAAGCTCAGACTTTACTTACTTTACGATTACGTATTCTGGTGGGGTAAATAATAATGGACCTACTCCAACATATACCCTGCAATACTCAACAGATAACTCTAGCTGGACGACATATACTCTAGATGCAAACAATAGAGTATATCTATCTTCAACTACACAGTATTACTTTAGACTATATGCCACTAATGCCGACGGTACGAAGTACTCAAGCACTCTTGGTCCATACTATGGAATTCCAAGTGCACCATCATCTATTACAGCTACAAGAACCAAGAGAGATATAACAGTAACTGCAGGAAACTCTACTGCTAATGGTGGTACTGCTATAACAGCTTACAAGGTTCAGTACTCATCAGATGGCGGAACATCGTGGAGAACAGCTCAAACAATGACAAGCCAATCATATACATACACTGGACTCTCGGCATCGTCTACATATCTATTTAGAGTCTTCTCAACTAATGCGTCTGGCAGCAGTACATTTACTCAAACATCAAGTGGTACCTATATGCCTGTTGGTGGTAAACGTTGGAATGGAACGACCTTTATCAATCCACCCAAGGCACAGAGGTGGAGTGGAACATCCTGGATTGATCTACAGACCGCTAAGAAGTGGGATGGCTCAGCCTGGATTGATTTAGCCTAATCTAGTTATGCTATAATTAACTTGGGTTAAGGATAACATGTCAATTACTAATTTCAAGCGTATCGAGTCTATCGGTCCTGCATTTGTCGATGTAAACACTGTCACGACAAATACATATACCATCTCTGCAACTGACGTTGGCGACATGATTAAGTTTACAAGTAATGACACTGTAAATAACGTGACTGTTTCTATTCCAAAGAATTCAGACGTATACATCCCAGTAGGAACAACTGTGACATTCATGCAGTATGGTGACGGCATTGTTCGCCTAATCCCTGCAACTGGTGTTACCATCCTGCAGGAGCCAGCGGTAGCAATTACAACACCAAACCTTATCAGAACTAAAGCTAAGTATTCTAAGATACAGCTAACAAAGATTTCTACAGATGAATGGCTCAGCGATGGATATGGTATCTATGTTCAGCTAACAGCACCTACAAACCCACAGGTAAACGACCTCTGGTTCTGGTGATGCAATGGGTATTGTTGCAAACATAAATGGCAATGGTTCTCCTTCGTATACCGCAAACTATGCGTGGAATGAAGTAAACGGAACACTCTACCTTCCTACAGCTAGAACAGCTCATAACGGAACTACTCCTTTGTGGATCACTGGCGTTTCTATGTATCTAACTGGTAATGGTGCAGCACGAGATGTACAAATGCGAATAGGTGGTGCGTATACTGGAGGATTCACTGTTGGTCGTGGGTATTCTGGAAATGCAAGTACTGGCATGGTAGGTATAGATGCAAAGTTTGGCAATTCTGGTGGATCAACTGGTATTGGACATGACCCAGTAGGCTCCGCACCAGTATGGTTTGGACTAGCTCCAGGTGGCGATACCGTTGTTGCTCCTAGCGATGGCCCATACTATTTCTACAGTAGATCTTATGCTGGCCAATATGAATATATTCAGGTTCCAGCAGCACCAACTACACCGACTGCAGATCTTATAACTAGTTCTTCATTTAGGCTTTCTTGGGCAGCCTCTGGAGATGCAGGTGGTGGAAGCATTACTGGATATCGAATTCAGGTGTCAACTACAAACAACTTCTCGTCAGATGTTCAATCTTTCGATGCAACTGGTAGTCCGTATACAGTTTCTGGACTTTTAGCTGGAACAACATACTATGCACGTGTACTAACAAAGAATCAGATATACTCTAACTTTGGTGGAAACCCTGGCTCTCCTTGGTCTGGCACTAGAACTATAACGACAATCATTAATCCACCAGTATGGTCTGATACAACTTTAGCATCTACGTTTAGGGTTAACTCTGCTTACTCTGATGCTGTGGCAGCAACTGGGGGTACCGTATCGTATTCTGTATCAGATGGATCACTGCCAGCAGGAATTGATTTAAACACATCTACTGGTGCAATAACTGGAACTCCTACAACTGTAAATACTTATACGTTTACGCTTCGTGCTACTAATGCTGGTGGTTTTATATCTCAGTCATATACTAGAAGTGTTGTTCCAGAAACATCAAAGTGGATTGACAATGTTATTGAAACTGAAATGAGAGTTGGAACAGTTTACTCAGATTCTATTTCTGCAGATGGAACTGGAATTGAGTACACCGTTGAATCTGGAACCCTACCAGACGGCATAACGCTTGATACAAATACTGGTGCTATCTCTGGAACGCCAACAACACCAGGAACTTACGATATAACAATCATTGCTACAAATGATTCTGGTGGCCAGGTTGCTCAAGACTTTTCTATCATTGTTAAGCCAAGTGGTCAAAGGTATTATAGTGAGTCTGCAAGTTCATATGTTACAAACATTAAAAAGTGGAATGGATTCGAGTGGGTATCCATCACAAACATTAAACGTTTTGACGGAACAGACTGGGTAAACCTAGAAGGCTAATTAATTAGCTTTAAACACTATGCTATTATTGTATAGGAGATAAAATGCTAATTAAAATGCAACAGAGGCGAGGACTAGCCTCAGAGTGGACTGCCGTAGCCAACTCAGTAGTTCTATCATCTGGTGAATTTGGCCTAGAAACAGATACTGGGAAGTTTAAGATCGGTGATGGTTCATCTCTATGGAGTGAGCTTTCGTATGTTCTAGATGACAGCTTCAACGCTGCCGTATACGCAAAGCTATCTGGAACACAGTCTATTTCTGGAAGCACAACCTTAGCCGCATCAGCTGCTAACACTATCCCACTTCTAGTAGATGGTGCTACCTCTCAGTCAGCTAAGCTACAGTCCTGGCGTGTTGCTGGTGTAGAGCTTGGAAGCGTGTCGTCATCTGGACTGCTGACAGTTCCAAATGCAGTTGTATCTGGAACGGTAACTATTAATGGTGCCGTAGTAGACAACAATCATGCTGTAACAAAAGCATATGTAGATGCCAATACCACAGGTCTTGACATTAAAGAATCAGTCCGTGTAGCAACTACTGGAAATATTACTTTGAGTGGAACACAGACAATAGATGGTGTATCTGTAATAGCTGGAGATCGTGTCCTTGTAAAGGATCAAACTGCAGCAAGTGAAAACGGTATCTATGTTGTATCTGCGTCAGGCTGGTCAAGATCAGCAGATGTAAATAGTAGTGCTGAAGTTACACGAGGACTATTTGCCTTTGCTGAAGAGGGTACTCAAAATTCAAATACTGGTTGGACACTTATTACACTCCCACCATATACGCTAGACACAACACCTCTAGTCTTTACACTATTTTCATCTGGTGTTAGAGGTATTAGTGCTGGTAACGGTCTTACAAATACTGGAAATGTATTTAATATTGCTGGGACTACAGATAGAATTTCTGTTTCTGCAGACGCTATCGACATTTCCGCAAACTACGCTGGCCAGTCAACTATCTCTACGCTTGGAACAGTTAGCACTGGAACTTGGAATGCTGGAACAATTCCAGTAGCCCATGGTGGTACTGGTGCAACTACAGCAGAGGCAGCTAGAACATCTCTAAGTGCAGCAGCAGCATCACACACTCACACTGCAGCAAATATCACAGATCCATTATCTCTTGACGTTGGTAAGATAAATGGCAAAAAGATTAGTGTTCAAAGCTCTGCACCATCCAGTCCGTCAGATGGCGACCTCTGGTTTTACTAGGAGCTAGACTATGGCAAACTCAATTAGCTTTGGTGGCGGTGGATCACCATCAAGCGGTAGAAGTGTCGGTGGGGCAAGCCAAATTATTACCTATGGAATGTTTACATATCCTACTGGAAACTTAGACATCAATGGTGGTCGTCCAGTTTCAAATGGTGGTGTTTCACTGTCTCAAGAGCCAAGTGGTGGTGCTACTGGTTGGGGTGCCGACGGTAGTGGAAATGTTTATGTAAACTCTAATGGTGCCACGACATACCTTCAGGGTTATCTAAACAATGGCTACACTATGTATTCTAGTAATGGATACTCTTGGAACGGTGGATTTCAGGGCACATTCTATTGGTCAACTGTTCCAGCAAAAATGTCAGCCCCAACTGTTACTGCTAGCACGACTACAGCTGGAAGAATTTCTGTAGCATTCAGTGGACCAGATAATGGTGGAAGCGGAATTACATCTTATAGCATATATGTAAACGGTGCGTTTAATAAGACGGTATATAGCACACCAGCAACGGTGGATAGTTTAACTCCAGGTGGATCATATACGATAACAATGTCTGCGGTCAATGCGGTTGGAACTGCTACACAGTCAAATGGAACAAGCGTAACTTTGATTAATGTACCTAATGCACCAGGTATTGATGACATAACCCGTGTAGGAAGAAACGTAACAGTACCAGTACAAACATCCTCTGCAAATGGTGGAACAGCTATTACAAGTTATACCGTTCAATATAGTGCTAATGATGGAGAGACTTGGAATGTAAACAATGATGCACAGACCATATCTGGTGCTGTTGGTGCAAACGTTACATTCTCAAACCTAGCTCCAGCACTTACGTATAGATTTAGAGCACTCGCAACAAACTCTATTGGTAATAGTGGCTGGACGACTACCGCATCATTCTTTTTGCCAGCAGGTGGAAAGAGATATAATACTGCTACCTCACAGTTTGTAGCTACTAATACAGCTAAAAGATATGACGGTGCTACTTCTCAATGGAAAGACATTAATACAGCAAAGCGATATAGCTCAGCCACAAGTAGCTGGGTAGACCTAGGTTAATGAATACCTATCTATGTTAAAATAGACTAGGAGAATTAATGACAAGTCCATCTAACCTGTATGCAGAAAAGGTTTTTGCAGAGCACCCACTAGCACTATGGACTCTTGATGACAAGGCCGACTATCTATCCTTGATCTCAGAAGCAAATAGAGACATGTCATCTTGGACAAAAGTTGGTGGAACAGCAACACTATCTAGTGCTGTAGCTGGGCAACCATTTGAGACTAGTACGACCAGTATTCTTGCAAACTCTGTTGGGTCTTCAGTGATGACGTACACTAGCCCATCGCTATTTAATCCATCAACTGTAATCAATGCAGACATGTCCTCTATCTCGATTGGTATAAACCTTTATGACGATAACCAGGATATAAACACAGTTCATGTCGGATACACTGATGGCACCACAGAGTACCTGCAGCAATTCCAGATCAGCACTGCAAAAGACTGGGTGCACCTGCTAGCTAACTTTGAAACAGTACCAACAGCAAGTCAGTTCAAGGTGGTAGTCAAGGTAACTCTGCAAGATGCAACAGCAGCAAGCATGCTTGTAAACGGAATAACAGTTGGTCAGTGGTCAGAATCTTTTGAGTTTACGTCTCTGGGGGTATCTTCATCAAACACTCCAAGTACAATTGCTATCCCATCTGTACCATCTGTTACTGCATACCAGTACGGTCTAGAGCAAAACAACGGGTACTACCTAATTAAGAATTCAAAGTTGCTTGCAAAGAATGCCAGCCTACCAATGGTTTATGGATCAAAGAACGTAACTTCTATCTCTCCTAGCCCAGACGGATCACCGTCTATGATCCTCCCTGGCTTTGGATTCCTTTCTGACTCTGGAAGATATAGAGACTACACCTTTGAAGCTTGGCTTAGAATCAACTCAGAAGCCTCAGAGCCAAAAAGAATTATTGGACCAATTGGATCAGATGATGGCCTTTATGTAGACGGTCCATTCCTAACATTAAAGGTTGGTACATCCACAGGCTCACACTATGTCGCAGAATGGTATCGTCCAATGCTAGTTCACTTTGGATATACAGATAACACTGCAACGCTAATGGTGAATGGCGAGGTCGTAGTAAGCCTAGATATAGACATGAACTCTATAAACTTGCCAGATGTAAATAATGCTTCTGGACTAAATCAGGACTTTATCGGATTCTATGCATACTCAGATGTACCAGGAATTGATGTTGATTGCCCAGGAGTATACTCTTATAGAGTTCCAGCTCAAATGGCAAAGCGTAGATGGGTTTATGGGCAGGGTGTCCAGTTCCCAGAAAATCTAAACTCTGCATATAACGGAACGTCTATGTCTATAGACTATACATTCTCAGACTACACATCAAACTATTCATACCCAGACATTGGACGATGGGTGCAGGGTATTGTAGAGAATGTAGAAGTAAGAGACAACGTTCTGTCTGCACCAAACTATTCTCTTCCAGTAATTGAATTTGACAACCAGACATACTCCGCATGGGAAGAAGACCTACAGGATGTCTCAGATGCAAACGGGCCAAGACTATCACTAAGACCAAACAGTGATTGGGCAAATACAAACGGGTACATCAAGTTTTCAAAGCTAAACGTGACCAAGCAACCAATATCAGCCATCTATGGTGCATTCCAGATAGATAGAACAAATGAAAACGAACAAATACTATTCAAGATCGATGATGATGTATCTGGAAGCTACTTGGTTTCAACAATCATTGGATCTAGCGTATCTGGATATACAATCAGCTACAAGTTTAAGTACGGATCATCTGGTGAAGAGCAAGTCGTATACTCAATATCTACTCAGGTATTAAATGACAACGTCTACGCTGGAATTAACTTCAAGGACTTCTCGTCATTCTTTGGTGGCAACGCAGCATCCTTCCTTGGCAATAGAGACAGACTAAAGCTATACGTTGGTGGATCAAGATCATTTGAAAAGACATTCTCTGGAAACATCTTGAGATTCGGATTCTGTAATGCAAGAAACTTTGACAAGATCTCTGGAGCCTTTAGCTACTTTGGTATTCTTGGTGCAGACCAATTAGTGCTAGATGGTGGAGATGCATACTTTGGAAACGTAGTTAGCAACTGGGATGACGTAGCAGACGGCGGTACACCAAGCCAGCAACCACTAGAAGATGTAGTAGAGCATATTGCTAGCTATACATTACTTGTACGAAACTACTTTAATACACTAGTTCTAGACATAGCAGCAGACTCATACTGGGAAGACTATGTCCCACTCTCATACTTCGGTAAGACTGTTAGCACAGAGAATGGTGACCTAGCATATGGCCTAGACTTTATTCAGTTCAACTTTGACTATCCAAAGCCAATCTCTACGGTGGGTAACTTTTATAATACCTCTGGCTCTATGGTAAAAACATATGTAACTTTCCAGTACATAGCTTCTGGTGCAAACAGTGTATCTTCAAGCTTTACAACAACCGTTGGTGCACCAAAGAATAATGTTGTAACTCCAGGATCTTCTTGGCTAACTACAAAGTATGAGGTAGTGAATGGAACTGTAATCTATCCACCAACAGGGGTAGACTTTAAGGATCTAGCAATATCTGTCAGTATAGAGTTTGCAACAACTGGAATTCTATATCAGCCAATAAAGATTAGAAGTCTACATCTATCCTCTAAGGCACTCGACTCACTGATGCCAAATCCAATTGGCACACGGTCTGGCACGCAGATGTTCCCATATAAAAAGACTGGTTTCTACTTTGACTATAAGGCAAAGAATCCATTCACAATTTATCGGGGTAGCACTCCATACCTATACCTAACACGTCAGAGTGGAATCCGTCCAGTAGGAACATTCAGCTCAACCGAGAACCGTGGTGTCACAACACCTATCAACTCTAAGCAGTCAGCAGACTATAAGGTAACAGCTATTCAAACATCAATCATGTTTGACGATCAGGCATTCCCAGAGACAGCAACACAGATCATGGAGCTAGAGTCAAACAAGGCACATGTTAAGTTCTACCTAGAGTCTGTACACCCAACTGGTAAGCGTGGTCGAATCTATGCTATCAATGCAGCAACTGGACAAGTTGATAGCTCTTCAGTATTCTACCTAAATGGAAGTAGAGTTTCTAATCCAGTTATCTCAGTAGGAGAGTGGAATGTTCTATCTGTTGGATTCATCAATGGCCTAGACTTTAGTAACGAGACTGGTGGTCTAAGAGTTAATGGACCAGTCATGGTTAACAATCTTTCTTACTACCAGGAAACTGGAATCCAAAGAGCAAAGTCTGGATCTCTACGACAGTGGTATGGAGTTAAGTTCTCTGGTCAAAATGTAAGAATCTGGGACTACTGGAATGAAAGTACGTGGGAAGAAGTACTTGTTATCTCTCCAGAGTCATACTATGGTGTAAACCCAGAAGACCTTTATAACTCATACGCTGGTACAAACAAGATTATTATTGGCGATACCAAGCAATTTACTATTGGAAATTACCAATATACAGCATATAAGGACATTCAGACGCAGTCAGAAGTAGTCATACCAGTTTAATATGGTATACTTGTGGTTATGAATGCAAAGAAACCACGATTCCCTGGTCAAGTTGGGGACACAAAAGTACAAGTTATCGAAGAAAAGTTCTCAAACCTAGGCACATATGTCTGGTACAAGTCCAACGGAAAGCCATTTACCGATGGAAGTGGTAGCGTTCTTTCTATTGAGGGCATGAAAGACGACAAGGCTCGTATCAAACAGCTTTCAGATGCAGCGGCATATTACGGAGAAGCCGAGGGTAGAGCAATGTTCTTCCCAAATACACGTAAGATCTCAGACGAGCAGTATAGCGAACAGATGGATAGACTCAAGCAGGGTTACATCCCATCCGAGAATGACCTAGGTGCATTGATTGCTGCCAAGAAGACACAAGCAGAATATGGTAATGAGGACTAATGACTGAATGGAATATCGGTGCACGCATCGACGAACTAGACCAAGAGGACGACTTCTTTAAGAAGCAGGATCCATTTAGCAAGTCTTGGGATGAGGTTAAGGGGCTAGCTGGTCTAGATAATAACTTTAAGAGACGTGCACAGCGTAACTTCTCTAAGGCAGAAGCTTCTGGTGCATACCTTACAGCAGCGTCAGCAATTGCAGCTGGTGATGGTGCAGCTTCAAAGGCTATCAATCCAGGTGCTGTATTCCACAATGGCTATGGTATGTTTGATGTCATCACCCCACCATGGAATCTATACGAACTTGCTAACTACTACGACACCTCATTTGCTAACCACGCAGCTATTGATGCCAAGGTAGAAAATACTGTTTGCCTAGGCTATGACTTTGAGCCGTCAAAGAGAACTCTTATGGCACTAGAAGAGAATCCAAATGCTACAGCAGTAGACAAGGCACGTAAGCGTATCTCTCGTGCACAGGTTCTAATGAAGGACTGGCTAGAGTCTCTAAACCAGGACGAATCCTTTGAGCAGATTATGACTAAGTTCTACACTGATGTTCAGGCAACTGGTAACGGCTACCTTGAAATTGGTCGTAAGGTAAATGGCGAGATTGGCTACATTGGCCACATCCCTGCAACCACAGTGCGTGTGCGTAGACTTCGTGATGGCTTTGTTCAGATCATTGGACAGAAGACAGTTTACTTTAGAAATTTCGGGGCAAAGAACCCAAACCCAATCACTACTGATAACCGTCCTAATGAGATTATCCACTATAAGGAATACTCTCCACTAAACACTTTCTACGGTGTACCAGACATCATGTCAGCTATTGGATCACTACACGGTGACCAGCTAGCTTCACAGTACAACATTGATTACTTTGGTAACAAGGGTGTCCCACGTTACATCGTTACCCTTAAGGGTGCAAAGCTATCTGCTGATGCAGAAGACAAGATGTTCCGATTCCTACAGACAAGCCTAAAGGGTCAGTCTCACAGAACCCTATACATCCCACTTCCAGGAGACTCTGATACCAACAAGGTTGAGTTTAAGATGGAGCCAATTGAGAATGGTGTGCAGGAGGCTTCGTTTAAGGAGTACCGCAAGCAGAACCGTGACGATATCCTTATTGCTCACCAGGTACCACTATCCAAGATTGGTGGTGGAGATGCATCTGCTATTGCAGCAGCTATGGCTCAAGACCGTACATTCAAAGAGCAGGTATCACGACCAGCTCAGCGTAACCTTGAGAAGATGCTAAACAAGATTGTTCACGAGAAGACAGACATGCTTGACTTCAAGTTTAACGAGCTTACCCTTACCGATGAAATTGCACAGTCTCAGATCCTAGAGCGTTATGTAAAGACACAGATCATGACACCTAATGAGGCACGTAACGAGCTAGGTCTTCCAATGAGAGAAGACGGCGATGATCCTTTCGAGATGTCATCTCGTCAGGCTACTGACATGCGAGCTAACACAGCTCAGAACCGTCAGCGTGACACAGAGCGATCAAACGCTCAGGCAGATGGTCCAGGAGCAGTATCTGGACGTAATGCACAGGGCGAAGGCCCTGCATCGCAATAGTTCCAAAAGTATGTTACAATTATGTAACGGTCGATAAAAAGGGTATATAATAAAGTAGTATGACTATTTCAAAGGCACACTTCGATACAGATGGAGACAACCTCCGTCTGTCCATGCCATTCAGCAAGGTAGATGCAGAGAGACGTATTGTCTCTGGTTTTGCTACCCTGGATAACCTAGACAAGCAATCAGACATTGTTACTGCAGAAGCTTCTCTAGATGCTTTCAAGCGTTTCCGTGGAAACATCCGTGAGATGCACCAGCCACTCGCAGTTGGTAAGATGGTCAACTTCAAGGAAGACAAGTTCTTCGACCCAGAGACAAAGAAGTTCTACTCTGGCGTATATGTTTCTGCATATGTTTCCAAGGGTGCTCAGAGCACATGGGAAAAGGTTTTGGATGGAACACTATCTGGTTTCTCTATTGGTGGAAAGATGAATAAGTGGGATGACGCTTATGACACCAAGATGGATGCACAGATCCGTATCATCAAAGAATACGACTTGGTTGAGCTATCACTAGTTGATACCCCAGCTAACCAGTTGGCTAACATTCTCTCTGTAGAGAAGGTTGACGGCGTAGACATGGTTAAGGGTGAGGGTATGGATACCGTTCTTGAGAACGTATTCTATGACAATGAGTCTGGACTTGTAAAGCTCTCTGAGGAAGAGGTTGAGCTTAGCCCTACCTCTGGTCTCCCAATGAAGAACATTGGTTTCGTAGAGAAGTCTGATGAAGATAAAGTTAACATGATAAAGTTCTTGGTTGATAGTGCCGACGGTACTGTAA